AGAGAAGCCAAGGTGACCCTTAACATTCTTGTTAGGAAGGTTATAACGCTTCTGGTCTTCAAGTTGAGCAAGAATCTTACGATACTGGTTGTAGTTAGAGATGATCATGTTCGGAGCTTCGCCGAAAGACTGCTCAACCTGGAGCATAACATCATTCATCATGTCTACAACGATACCAGAACCGCCTGCATCAACCTGAGTTGCCTGCCAACGACGCTGAACAGTGAGTCCGTAAAGAGTTCCAGAAGTCTTCATAAGAACGCCAGAAAGACCTTGAGCTTCAGCAAGGTATGAACGCTGAGGAACGATACCAGAAGTTGTAGGGAATGCCTGAGTACCAGCTACGTGAGCAGCAAGAATTGCAGAAGTACCTACAAGGCTTACAGCACGAGTTGCCTTGTTTACAGCAACGATAGTAAGAAGGTTAGTAACAGCGTCGCCGCCTTCAGCAGTACCGCCAGTGTTGTCTGCACCAAGACCAGTAACAACCTGAACGATAGACTTTTCTTCTACGTTAGCAATGTTCCAGTCAGAAGCTCTCATAACAACTACGTATGGAGATGCAGGAGTACCAGCACCTGTGATTGCAGTAGCACCTGCACCACGACAAAGAACGCCTGAACCGTCGCCGAAAAGGATACGAGACATGTTGCGCATATAGTCTTCAACAGTCTTCTTAACAGGGAAAGCGAGGTAAGTCTGGAAAGCACCCTTAGAAGAAGAAGCTGCCTTTAGTGATTCACGGTCAACGAAAACACGTGAATAGTGCTTCTTAGCAGTGATAACTGCCTGCTCGACGAGAGAAGGGTTACCCTGTGGAAGAAGTTTAGCACCGTAACCACCAGCAAATGAAAGCTGAGTTTCGATGTTCATCTGCTTACCAACGAAATCGTTAGATTTCTTGATACGACCTTCGAGGACGTTTGCAGAGTTGTACATATTTTGAGAACGGTTTTTGAATAGAGTTAGGAACAATCCTGTTTGTTCGCTAATACTAAATGGAGCCTTGTCAGCCATAAAAAAATTCCTTTTTTAGTTAATGTTAATCCCAATCATCAAAGGACTCGTATTTATCCGATTCCTGTTTTAGGGCCTTTTTAGCAGGAGCTTTTTTCTCCTTACTATAAACCCTAGTATTAAGCTCTTTTACTTCTTCCTCTACCGAGAAATTACGCTTAAGAGCCTCTTGGATAGCTGCCTTATCTAATGACCCATCTCTGAGCTTCCTAGACAAATCCGCCACCACATCACCGTACTTTCCTTCAGAGATGTTTTCCTCATAAGGTGCAACTAGCTCCTTAACTACTGCAATGTGTGGCTTCAAGCTTGCATAGTCCACCACTGCTTCGTAATCAAGATCTTTTACATCAAGCCCTGCAGCCTCATAGATCTCTTCCAACTCTTCGGAAGCATCAACAAACTGATCCTCAGATATCTTGTAGGTTTGGCGAAGTGAGTCAACCTTTTGGCGAACCTGGTTAAAGGTGTCTTCCTCGTGTTGTCTCTCTTGACGCTTCTTAGCAATACCTGTGTATAGCTCGTCTTTCTTCTTATGGAAATAAAGCTCACGCTCTGTTTCCGTCATGTCCAAGAGCTTACCTAGTTCATCTAAGTTAGCTTCCATGACACGTCTATAAGCATTATATGGGTCCTTCCCAGACATTTCAACTAAATACATTAAGGAATCTAAAGGATTGCCTTCTTTGTCCTCCAAAGGAGCTAAAGCGTTCTTCAAATGAGTCGAAAGAGTCTGCTTATCTTTTGTCAGATTAGACTTTTCGAACTCCAGTGCCTTTTTCTCTTTCCCGATCTCTGTAAACTTTTTATCCCACGCTGTCTTGCCGGAATAGTTATTGATCAGCTCTTGAGCAGTAACTTCCTGAGTTTCCCCGTCTACTTTGACCTTAAATGTAGCGTCGGAGTCGATATTGAATAACTCTTCGCCCATTCTAATTCTGAGTTTCTTAGTATCTTTCTTTTCTTTATCTTCTTTTGGCTTTTCTTCTTTTTCTTCTTCTTTTTTATCCTCTTTTTCTTCCTCTTCTTCGCTTTCTTCCTCTTCCTCTTCTTCAGACTCCTCTTCTTCCTCTTCTTTGTCTTCTTTGATAACTTTGCCATCCGCATCTGCCTGAGAGTCCTTAATTACCTTAAGATCCTCGGACACTTTTTCTTTTTCTGCTTCTGGCTCTGGTTTTGACCAATCGTCATCAGAGGATTCCGCCTCCTCTGCGATAGTTTCCATGTCGTCAAAAGTTTCAAATGTAGATTCACTTGAAGTTTCTTCTGCTCCTACTAAACTCATTAAAATGCTCCCTGTTGCTTGATTTCTTGGTCAATTTGCTTCACTGCGTTTGGTGTCTCGAGTGAAGATGGACCTTGTTGTTGAATATTTTGAGAAAGTGCTGGATTCATTGGTGCTGCCATTGCAGGAGGAGTAAATACCATAGGATATTTGGTAAACATGCTCATTTCCATCTGGAAAGCTGGATTCTTTACGGATCTCTCATAGCATAGCATCTCGATAGCTGCGATATAGTCTAAGATAGCTTGTTTAGTCTCTGGGCGGACGATGAACTTAAACTCAGGGGATTCGACAAAACGGGAGAACACTCCATAAAACTCAGCTAGACCGTCTGTCTTCTCAGGAGCTGGGGCTGGCTCTCCATTTAGGATCATATCAAGACACTGTTTTGCAGTATCGATAGAATATGTAACTTCGTCCTGGAATGCTTCGACTAGATTTAGACCTAGGATCTTAATCATCTCTTTCTTACCAAACACAGGATCTTTTTGGTTCGCTGTGTTTAGATCCACGATGTCTGCCATACGTCCTGCGCGTGAAGAACTTAAAGCAGAGTCATTCTCGATACGGATGTCGTAGATAAGATTGAAGTCAAACTTCTTAAATGACTTCATGAGGTAACTATTGTTATCCCCGAGGATACGAGACATACGCCCATCGTCTGCTGAGTAATACTGCGCCATTCTCAGCACAGTCTTGCGGTAAAGATCGAGAATTCTTTGCTTGCGGTTGTTTGATGTAATAGACATTGCTTGAAATTGTTGATCTTCTAAGAGTCTCATTGCCTGAGCTGCTGTCACACCCTGGGGCACGTTACCACGAGAGATATCGAACAATCTTGCAATCTTACCTGCTCGAGTAGAGATGAGATTCGATAACTCAAGCTCTCCACGGTTTACATAGTTAGGCTGAAGAACTTGAGGAGCAGTTCCGCCACGGTAAGAGATATTTCCGAAGTCGTTATTGAGTGACTGCTTGTCTACTGAGCCTTCAGGGTAAACATACTTAGGTGCATTTAGTACACCGTGGTTACGAGCAATGCCAGACCATAGTGAGTTGTTCATTCTATAAAACTGCTCGATGTTTACAATGAACGGACGACCCCAGAACTCATCCATAATCTCGATGTCTTTGTCTTCAACAAACGGAAGTTCTTTATCGTCATACGGGAAATCAATCCACTCTAGGATTGTATCCTCACAATAAGTAATTTTGCATCCTTCTGGGAAATGCTTAGTAGGCTTGTGCCAAAAGCACCGTACCATGACCATGTTGTCTGGTACTGAGAGGTCGGACGCAGACATATCCCACATAACGTGAGCGTTTTCTTTGATCTTACCTTTAGCTTTTGGGTAATCGGCCTCAACTTCTTCTTTAAACTTCCATTCAATTGTTTCCGCATAGTCACAATCCTTAATGCACTTCTTAGTTTCTTCTGGGAAGAAACAGTACGGAAGTAATGGCTTAATTTCTACGTCACCCAAGCGCATGTCTTCGTCGCTAAGATATTTACCTTCAAGAACAATTCCTTGTTCATCTGTCTTTGGTACTTTGCCGCCGTACTGCTTTTTCTTAGCTTCGTACTTAGGATTCAATGGTCCTGTGTCTTTATTCCAACAGATTTCAGAAATAGTATGCCCCATGAGGAACATGATCTTATCCATCTTAGAGATTAGACGGTCAAACTTCATCTCTTCCATACGAGACTGACAGAGGATCTTACATGCCTTGGCGTTGTTGATATCATCCTGGTCGAAGTATGACTGAGGAATAAATGCTACTTTGGTTGTGGACTTAGAGATCTCTGCTACCTTCTGGTCGACAAGATCCCATACTAAGTTGTCACGAAGCTTAGGCTTCTTAGACGATCCTGGAACGTATCGAGTATTAGTCTTAGTCAGACCATCACCATGTTCTTCTGCTACGTTCTTGTACATCTGAAGATAGCGACGATACATGATAAAACGCTGAAAGCTTCCCTCATATACCTTGCGAAATCTTTTATTTAACCATTCCCTAGTCCCTTCTTCAGACTTATCTTCTCTGAATTGAAATGGAATAACTTCTTCTGTTGATTTTAAATTATCAAAGTCTTCAAAAGTTTCAAAGGCCATATAACTTCCCTGTTAAAAATTATTTGTTTCTAAAATTTCTGATAAAGGATCTACTTCTTTTTGTTTCTTGCCTTTGCGCTGAAGTGCAAGTGCTTCTTCTAATGTTTTTTCGTCATCTTCTTCCGCAATCTTCTTTTCATCTTCTGATTCTTCGAAAGGATCAAATGCCTTTAGTGGCTTCCATTCAATCTTGTGCGTAGACCACTTCTGGGCGAGTACAATCACAATAGCTGCGATAGATACCAGCAAAGACACAAAGGAAAATGCAATTGCAAATAAACTAATCATAGAACTCATCGGTCACATCCTCGTCAAAATCAATAGGTTCTTCTATTATTTCTTCATCCTGCAAATAGTCTATTGCAGTCCATTCTCTTCTGTCATCAGGTCTTTGGTGTCTGTCTCTTGGGACCGTGGATAGATAGGCAGCATTGAACATATATCTTACTGCGTCAATGGCATGGTCATTGATCTTAGGAATCTTTCCGTTCTCATCAGTTGCATACGTAGACATCTCGCTGATAAGACCTTTGCACTTATCGGATATGATGAATAGGTCCTCCAGCAAGAAGTCCTTAATGGAACTGAGCTTTTCTTCTTTCTTATTGATGTCTTTCGTACACGGCATGATGGCACGACGGTATTCGGACATTACTTCGTTTTGGAACCATGTAGCTGCGTAGTCGTACACCTCGTGCCATTCTCCTCGGGGCATTATTTGAACCATCTTCGCCATCGCACGAGGATAAATCTTCCTAGTAGACATTTCCATCTTACGCTTTTCGTAGATCTCATCCAGGATTATAACTTTTTTAGTGTATCTATTAACTGCAGCAAACACAGCAGCAAAACAAGTAGCAGAACCGGGATCATACGCAACATAATATTGCCAATCTCTCCAGGTAGATGTGACTTCTTGGAGTAGGTTTGAATGATTTTTAACATGACGGGATTCTCCAACAAAATCTCCCTTCTCGTCGTATCGGGGGATTTCTAGCATTGGGAAGATAGCGTTTGCGCCGCCGGGTACGATCTCGGCTTCGATTTCTCGCATGTACTTGGCCCATTCGCCTTTGTTTATGGCGGCAATGCGCTCTAACTCTAGTTCTTCCTTATCGATATAAGGGTTAGTGTGAGTAGGCCGTTTAAAATACGCACCTCTCGGGTCAAGCTTGAACTCCTCCTCAGTTCGAACGAAGAAATGGTCAAACAATTCTGGAGGTGTTCCAACAATGAGTAATGGGGCTTTTTTGGCCAGTAAGTTATCACTAAAGCCTTGGTGGAAACGGTAGTCGTGGTCTTTAAACTCATCATATACTGCTCCATCTGGGTTTAATCCCCGGCCTGCTTCGTAGTTATCTGATCCTACTAGCTTAATAAAGGAACCATTCTTGAATACCACACGCTTGTCTGTCTCATGGAAGTCAGCAATGTACTTATCCCTATGAGATCCCAAGAAGTTCTGAAGTCTTCCCGGTTTCCAGATAAGTTCCGAGGCTTGGTTGTAGAAAGGTGCGATGTAGTAGAACTGAGCGTTGGGAGTTGTCATCGCCCAACGATGAAGTACGTACAAAGACATCTCTGTCTTACCCCATTTACGACCACATCTAGTCATTACCCTACGTTTGCCCTCATAGAATAGCGCACGACCAACTCCTACTTGACCTGCGTGAGGCTTCCATACTGAATGAAGATCATTCAATACCGTTGCTAGGTACTGAGCGTCCTGAGTAAGAGAGTTTACTCCCAAACTTCGACACCAGTTACTGGATGGTATCCAATAAGTTTCTTTCCTTCTGTGGAATCACCAAGAAGATCAGCATCAGGAATAAGTTCATCGATCTTTTTAATCTCTGATACTGGGAGACGCTCTAGTTTCTCCGCCTCAATGCCAGATTCTTGTGATACCTTCGCTACGAGTTCTTCTTTCTTAGTGTTCTTAGATCCTCTAGGTCGTGGCATAATCTTTCTCCAATAGAGTATATGTTCTGTTTAATTGACAATGTAAATGAGGACCTGAACCATGGGGACGATACACAATTAATTGCGATTGCCCGTTAGCAACAGCTCCAAGTTTTCCATAAAGTTTCCTAAAATGCGCACACATCTTAGCAATATGATCTTCAGACAAATCAGAAGTCCTAATATCCCATGCCCTACGCGTGCGATGAGTATCAGACACACGATTAAGAAGTTTATCTTCTGCCTTTGTAGAGCATGTTGTGGTCAGAGTAAGCTCCTTATCGAAGTTCTTAACAGACCATGCGTCCATCTCGGTAGCAATCTTTTGCGCCTGAGGGTGCATGTCCTTGAATCTCTCTTCCACCTCTGGAGTTTTGAACTTCATAGTAGTTCCTCATCGTGTTTTATGTCCAAATCCGTATGGGAGTCATCTATACGGACTTCGGTGTATTCTGCCTCAATGGCAAATGGGTCATTAGCTAGTGCCTTTACTGCTTCGTCTGGTGGCAATAGTTTAAATTGTTTTAAGTCTAAACTGATATCTACCTTAGTCTTCCCAGTACCATAGCGTTCAGGGTTATCTGCCTTGGCTAAGAATACTAATTTCTCCATACGGAGCTTATGACCAGGGACTTCTTTGGCATCGTAAATCGTATCAATGTCATCAGCAATCTTAGATACCCAAAATTCTGCACGTTGTTTACGGGCTTCTTCTATCTGTTTTACAAATTCAGGATCGTCAATGCAATAACGAGCAAACTGTCCACGAGAGACATTCAATTCATCTAAGGCTTTAAGTTCCACATACCCAGATGAAATTAATTCAATGAAGGATTTTTTGAATTCTTTC